CTGGAGGCCTTTCGAGGCAGGTACATAAGGAGTAATAACTATGGCAAATAGAAACGAAATAGGTTTTGGTTTCACTGCAGCCGGAGCGCTTGGTCAAACACCAGCGACTTCAGGTCAAGGTAAATACAAAATCGATGCGGGTTATGGTACTACTATATACAATAGCGGAATGGTTAAATCTGCTGCTGGTTACATTGTGGACGGTCAAACGGCTGCTGCACCTGTAATAGGAGCGCTTAACGGAATATTCTATAATGCGGCTACAACTTTGAAGCCTACATTTGCGAATTTCTACTTAGCAACTATTACACCAGCAAACAGTGAAGACATCACTGCTTTTGTAATGGATAACCCACAACAACAATACGTATGCGCAACAGATGCAAATGTAGCACAAGCAGGTTTCCTAGAAACTTATGATATGAATTCATCAGCAGGTGATGATATCAACGGTAGATCTAGAGGAACTTTAGACATCGGTGTTACAGGTAATGACAACAAATCACTAAGACTATTAAGGTCTGCAGAAGATCCTGAGAATGAGGATTTCGCTGTAGCTACTGGATTAGCTTCAGTTGTTGTTTGTTTGAATCTGATTGAGCTACAATCATAATAGGCAAATAGGAGAATAAATTATGGCTATATCACGATCACAACTAGTTAAAGAACTAGAGCCAGGTTTGAATGCACTATTCGGCCTGGAATATAAACGTTACGAAAATCAGCATGCTGAAATTTATAACGAGGAATCATCTGACAGAGCTTTTGAAGAAGAAGTTATGTTATCTGGTTTCGCTAACGCACAAGTAAAAGGTGAAGGCTCTGGAGTTTCATTTGATGAAGCACAAGAAACTTTCACTGCTAGATACACTCACGAGACTGTAGCTTTAGCGTTCGCAATCACTGAAGAAGCGATTGAGGACAACTTGTATGATAGACTTGCGTCTAGATATACAAAAGCTTTAGCAAGATCTATGAGTAATGCTAAGCAAGTAAAAGCTGTTGATCCATTAATTAATGGTTTCACAACTTTTCAATCTGGTGACGGTGTTGCTTTAATGGCAACTAACCACCCGACTGTAGCAGGAACGTTCGCTAATGAATTAGCAACTTCTTCTGACTTAAACGAAACTTCATTAGAACAATCAATGATTGACATTGGTAAAATGACTGATGAAAGAGGTTTAAGAATTGCAGCAAGAGGACTGAAAATGATCATTCCTTCTGAGCTACAATTTACAGCTGAAAGACTTATGAAGTCTCAAGGTAGAACTGGAACAGCTGATAACGATATCAATGCAATCGTATCTATGGGTATGGTTCCTCAAGGTTATAGAGTGAACAATTACCTAACAGATACAGATGCGTTCTATATCTTAACAGACGTGCCTAACGGTATGAAAATGTTCAACAGAGCACCATTGACAACTGCAATGGAAGGCGACTTTGACACTGGAAACGTTAGATACAAAGCTAGAGAAAGATACTCTTTCGGAGTTTCTGACCCTAGAGGTATCTTTGGTTCGCCAGGAGCGTAATCAATAATTTTTTGTGGCGGGACATAGTCTCGCCACAATTGACAAATATAAAGACAAAACCATGAAAACATTCACAGTAACAATATGGGCATACGATCATTACGCAAAATTTAATGTTTTGTCGGAAGATAATGCTATTTCTCTAGAAGAATCAATCCTTGACAAGTTGGGAGAAAAGAGTATAAACTGGGAATATCTTGGGATATCATATGATAACCGAGTAAACAGAATAACCTATGAGGAGGTTGTTGATGATACAAGACCTATACAAACAAAAAAGGTCCTTGGAGTTGAAGTGGGAACAGGAGCATCTATCTAACAATAGATATACTCTTGAAATGGTCAGAATTGATGACAAAGTTAAAAGAGTCATTACTGACATTAAGCTAGAAGAAGCAGCTATTGCCCACAAACAAAATACTGTAGAAGGTGTTGCTCCACAAGTTTCTGTAGCTACTTAATCAAAAGCTACATCGCTGAAATGCATAAATACCTTGGGCTCTCTTGCACTCTACTAAAAACTAGTATATACTTTTGACACTATACATAAATTAATATTTTACATAGACGCAGTATAGTCGACGGCCTAGAGACTATGTAAAATGCAACTAGGAGAATAATCATGGCTAAAACACTATTTAGAGGACCAGTAC